GTCTTCACCATACATCTTTTTAAATTTCTTAGTGTGTTGAGAAGGTTTAGTCTCAGCATCTTTATCACCTGGTGCAGGTGTGTATGCTTTTGGATTGTCATCATCCATTTTAGTTTTGTTCTTAAAGTGTTTTGCTCTGGCTGATTTAGTCTTATCTGACATCTCATCGCCTTCTGCATCTTTAGCATAGTATTTTGCAGGCTGTGTACCCTTGGTATCTTTACCAATGTCATCGTCCTGTTTTACTCTTCTAATTTTTTCTCTAAGTTCTTCTAACATAATATTATTTATGATTTTTTTCTCAACAACTCTTTCTCTTTCCATGCTGTGGCAATCTTATTACCTGGAAATGTAGATGCCCATGACATAATTTTAGAGTACAATGCACTTGCTTTCTTGTCGAATGAATCTATATCGTCATTGTTTGTGACTTCTATAAAATCTCTACCAAAGATTTTCTTAAACTCTAATGCATTTTTGTTAGCAGCTTCCCAATCGTTTTGTACTACTTGAGGTGGAAGTTTCCTTGATCTCATGGCATTTCTTGCTTGTGCATTTTTAAGTGAAGCAGAAACATAGATCATCTTGTACTCGTATCCTAGTTTATCTAATAATTTTTTATAGTTCTTAATCTTATTTGACTTAGCCGATGTGGTATCAAACGTCACACCTAATCTACCACCAAGATACATGTCTAGTGATTTACCTGTAAGAGTTTTTGCTTTTGCTCTGATCGGATCTCTGTCTGCTGGGTCCATATTTCTCAAGTCTAAACCAAGACCTGCCTTCTTCAGACCATTTTCAAATGCTTTATCTGAATTAACTGATTTTAAACCCATTGTGTCTAGTGCTAACTTCTTAACAAATGTAGATTTACCTGAACCTGGTCCACCTGCTAAAAATATTGCTTTGAAAATACCAGGATCGTATACGCCCTCTGTAATCAAGTCTTCGATCATATACTTAGGCATAGTTTCTTCTGTAATACCCATGCCTTTTCTGACATCTTTGTACAAGGCATCTGCAAATCTAGGAACTGGTACGCCTTGTTTGAAATTATCAAAGTCGCCTTTCTCTGCATATGCTCTCATCTTAGAAGCTGACATGCCTGTGACATCACTTGCATTCTCGTCTCTCTCACCAGCAGAAACAATTTCTATCATGTCAAAGTTATAATAACCATGACGACCTTTAACTTTGTTATATTTGGTGAGAATGTTTCTGAATTCTTGTACTCTATCTGAACCTACAACCATGACCAAGTTTCTATAACCTTGTTTGTATATTTCATTGGCAATTTCGAATACAGTTCTGACATTGGCATCAACAACAGTGATTTTTTTACCAAAGAATTTTTTCAACCATTTAATCTTTTGTCTGTGAGGTAATGGATTTTTAACTTTATCATTTGAATGTGATGAGAATAATAAAGCATCACCACTCACCGATCTTGCCACTTTCTCTAACTTAGCTGCTAATTTACCATGACCAATTGTTGGTGGGTTAAATCTACCAAATGTGAATACTGCTGGTTTGTCTGCTTTCTTTTCAGTTAAGAATTCATTGAATGTTTTCATTTTGAATTTTTTGGATTCTGTTCTAATCCTGATATTGCATTTTTAGGTTTAGGTTTTTTCTTTTCTAATTCTTTCTTTCTAACGATAGGCAAAAGTTTTTTAGCAATCTTGGCAATTACTGCTTGTTTGCTTTGTAATCGTTTCTCTAATTGTTTCTTCATACCGATACCCATTTCTGATCTATCGGCATCTCTCATCCATTTTTTGATGAGAATGTTACGTGCTTGTTTTCTAGCACGTAGTTGTAACTTAGCAGGATCGAGAATAACTTTCTTCATTGCTCTCTTTCTCTTTGCTAAAATTTTATTTTTGTTTTTTCTAAATGCAGCTCGTTTTTTCATACGAGTCTGTAGTGAGTCTACTTCTAATATAACCTCTTCGTTTCTTACATTACCAATTGCATCTGTGTATGATAATGTCATTGGTAATAGTTTGTCAATTGGTAAATCTATCTGTAGTGCTGAAACTTTTATTTTAGGGTCAACCAACACAGCAGACAAGAATCTATGGTGACCATCTATGATTCTGTTGTCTTTAGATATAACATAGAAATTATTTTTTGAAGATGCAAAATCTCTAGTACCTTGAGCACCAAACTGTGCTACATTTTTGATTGATTTATCAAAATATATCTGTTTTTGAATAGGTTTTAGGTTGCCTACTGATACTGATTTTATTTTAACATCAACTTTATCATCATCTTTATCACCATCTCTGAGGCCATGTGTAATCCATTGTTTACCCTTTTTAGTATCTAAACCTTGTGGGAATGGATCATTAGGCACATCGTTGTCTGCGAATGGTTCTGATATGTCTACTTTACCTTGTGATAATCTTTTCTGTAGTAATTTGATATCTTTGTTATCGATAACAGGCATATCTTTTCTTTTTGCAAAACCACCCTTTGCCATTTTTTGGGCAAACTTATAGTTTTTTTCGAAATCTGGAATCTCTTTGTCTATGTCAAAATCAGGATATTTCTTACTGACATACTCTTTTGCTTTCTCTACTTTAGTAGATACTAACTCATGTGTACCTGCACTTGCACCACCAGCTTCGTGTATAGTCTCTTCTTTCTTTATGCTGGGGTGGTCTGGATTTTTGTAAGGTGTCTTGCGCTTGCCATCTTTATCGTAATTGCCAGACTTCTTTTTAGCAATTGCGATTGCGGCTTGTTGTGCTGTAAACTCCTTAAACGTCTTCATACCACTATTTATCCCAATTTTTTGCTACTGTAAAGTTGTTGAGACTGAACTCCATACGGTCAACTAATTTGACTGCTTTGCCTTCTTTATCGATTGCAACATATCCTTCAGGATTTACCACTTTATAACCATTACTTGTTTTTACAAATGTACCAATAGACTTCACTCTGTTTAGAGAATCAACAATAACTTTTTTAGACTCTACTAGACCTCTCTGAAAGTTTATTAAAGCTTTGATTGTAACTTTTAATTTTCTAAGTTCTGCTAGAGATTGTTGTTTGATTTCTTCTTTGATCTTTTTTGTTTTTTCCATTTTGACTTTAGCAATAACGTTGTCGTTAAAATACTTATCTACATATTTTAAATAGTCTTCGTATTTTGGATCAAATTTACCTGATCTTATCTTTGAATTAACATATGTTTTGTATGATGCACCGACAGCACCCTTATCTGAAAACATCTTCATTATCTTATTGAACTGATCTAAGTTGTTTTTCTTTATGTTTCTAAACTCTTTACCTACTGCGGATAGGTTTTTAGAAAGTAATACTGATTCTTTTGCAGTCATAGAACCATTACCTTGGACATCTTGGTAGGAAGCATCATGCATCCATACATCTCTACTTGAACCCAAGGATGAGATATCAGCACCAAAGCTGGCATTCAATTCCTCTATGGAACTTCCTGTATATGTGGTGTGGAAAACGATGCCTAATTTAGCACCCATTATGCTATTTGCCAACGGCGAACCAGTCAAAGCTGCATACTTGATAGTATTAGGTTGAAATGTGACGTAATCTAAGTTACCAATAGTCTCTGTTTCTTTATCACTATCTGTAAACATAAGATCACCTTGAAGTATCTTATCACCCCATGATAACTTTGATAGATATTTAAATGACTCTAAGAATTTAGATTGGAGATCACCTGTGAGATCATCTTTGATCTCTTGTTCGGTTGTATAGAATTTAGGTGTCTTGTTGAATAAAGATTTCTTGGCAATGAAGAATCTGCCATCTTCTGGATGTTTACCAACCCATAAAGCAGGTGCACCATCCCATTTTACAGTCATATTGACAGCTCTAGAGGCGTGACCTTTTAACATGTCACGTAACCCTCGTAAGAAATTTATAGATGCACGACCACCATCAATACCATTGTTGATGATTTCGTCTTCTAAATGCTCAAGATGTAAGTTTTTGACCGCCATAATAGTAGTATATCACAATTTGTTAATGTGTTACTACTATTTATGCTATTTCCGTTTCGCCTGAATCGATAAGAGCCTGATACTCTGCTATCTTAGAGTTACAATCACTAACAACAGTCTGCCATGCAGTTAGTGTGCCAGAAGGTAATGCAACTGGTGTGCCATTGGTAAAATCGTTCCAAAGACTCCACATAAAGTTCTCGTTATCTGTGCCATTTGAACCGTCTAACGAAGCATTGTTTGTTCTCCAATCAGCCCAAAATGCAGTTCTACCACCTGTGCCTGTGAATGAATGTCCACCAATGTAATAGCTGTCGGAGTTATTCTCTCCTTCCATCCAGTTGATCTGTCTTTGAGTATAGTTTTTACGTTGTGTAATTTCTGTTATAAGGTCGCTTAATAGAGGCATATTGTTCTCCTATTTGCTATTATTTAGTTAAATTAACCTTGCACGATCAAAGATTTTTAGATAAAGGTCGTTTCTGAAGTTGATCTTCGATATCTTGGATTAGTAGTTCAATCATTTTGGTTTTCTGTTCTTCACCATTGGCCTTGAACTCTCTTAATTGTTTCTTTAGAGATACCTTTCTTTGTATAAGATGTATCACTTCGTTGCTTTTCAAATTTTTCATAACCATCTTATATTATATATGTAAAACCCCCAAAATGTAAGGGGGTTTTATTATTTATTGGCGATCTGGAAGGGACTCGAACCCTCGACCTCCGCCGTGACAGGGCGGCATTCTAACCAACTGAACTACCAGACCGTTAAGTAACACTATTACTTATACTATTGACCTCTGATTCTATAGAACTTATTAGCGAATCTAGCGCACTGAGGTTAGATGAGATATCTGACATCGTGCTTTCTAAACTACTGATAGTATTTTCCATATTATCTAACATTGTTAAAGTACGCTCTTGTTCAGCAAGCATATTCACCAACATTTCTTTCGTGTTTTTAAAAATTATTTCGTCTCTATTCATAATGTACTCCTTAATTAAAAATCTCCTTCTGCAACTTGGACTACCATAGTCCCTCTCTTTCTCCACATATCGACAACTTTGTTTCTGTCGTCAAATACTAAGTCAATCTTACCACCCATTTCTTCAAACTTGTCTGCAAGATCAGATTTAAAAACTTCATCTGGTTCATACGAATCGTTTGGTCTAAGGAATAATCCTTTATGACCATCCCCAATCCACTCAGAAATTTGTTTCTCTGTTATCTCTCTTTCTGATTCGTTTCTAGCACTAAAGAATGCGACCTCTTCACCTTGAGCAATAAATCTTTTTGCAATATCGCAAACCCATTGAACAGGTTTATCATCTACAGTAGCATTTCTAAATGCATTCCAATCTGGTTTAAAACCTTTCTCACCATTTACAAGGTGTCTTCTATGTTCAACGTCAGCGATAGTACCGTCAACGTCAAAAATTATTGTTCTCTTAGACATAAGCACCGCCTACTCTATCGACTCTATCGAGGATTAAATCATCGAATGAGCCTTCCCAATCAACATACACTTCAGGATCAGTCTCATAAGTTTCCAAGGACATTTGATCAATGCTTGTAATGTAATCAAAAGAACCCTCAAGACCATTGTAAGCATTAACGTGCTTCATAACTTCAGCAGCGGCAGATGCCTTTGTGACTTTAGGTGAATAATACCAGTCATGTTCACCAGGACCATAATAATCTTTTTGAAAGATTTCTTTGTTCAGTTCAGTGTGAACAACATAGGTTGAACCACCCTTAAATTTGTGAAAATTCTCACCATACTCCTCAAGGTTTTGAGTATTGATTACATAAACATATTTCATAGCGTCTCCTTTAATTTTTTCTTCATTTCTCATCATGTCCATTCTACGAAAAAATCAAGGTCATTGTCAAGCTTTTTATATGGTTTTTTAGCATGGCGGAGGGGGTGGGATTCGAACCCACGGTACGTTGCCGTACGCTGGTTTTCAAGACCAGTCCATTCGACCGCTCTGGCACCCCTCCGATTTGGTGGAGCTGACTGGAATCGAAC